TACACGCCAAAGAGTAATCCGAATGCTGAAATCTCGGCTAAAGCTAAGAAGCTAGTAGATACCTTAGTAGCCACAGGATGTACCATTACAGAAGCATCAAAACTCGCTGGTTACAAGGGTAATTCATCTCGTGTTAGTGCTAGTAAGATGCTACGAAAACCTGAGGTACAGGCATACATGATGTCCGAGATTCAGCGAAGTTTCGGATTATCTTCGGCTAAAGCATCAGCACGACTACTCTCCCTTTCTCAGGGGGCTAAGAGTGAGTATGTTCAGCTAGAAGCTAGTAGGGATATACTAGATCGAGCTGGTTTCAAAGCCCCTGAGAAGCACCAACACTTGGTTGGTGGTAATTTCTCCATTAACATAGACTTATCGTAGAAATTACAGGGAGAGTGTCGTATATGACAACCCCACCCCCAAAAACTGGTGTGATGCTATGGTAAGGGGTCCTATACACACAATATAGTTCTTCAAGGTTCGATCATCCTATGCTATAGTTTTAGATATGCCTTTAAAAAGTAATACATATTTGCTAAAGGTATGGATAAAAGGCGATACTGAGCTTGTTGAAGAGAAGATTATTTCAGAAGAGGAACTTAAAATTTTTTCTTGTCCAAGAGGTTATCGTGCAACATATGAGGATGTTAAACATGAAGAGAATACCAAAGACAACTTACCCTGATGGAAGAAACAACACAAAGGAAAACTATGAAGAAGCAAGAAAAATCCGAACCAAAGAAGCAGTCAATACTCCTAAAGAATCAGAAGAGAGCAAATCAGATGATGGAGAACGAGAAGAAAGCTAAACTAGAATACACAGCTAAAAGAATCAAAGAATATGTAGAGTTTAAAATGTTAAAAGGTCATTCAGAAGAAGAGGCAACTAAGATGGCTAAAGAACAGATAATGAATCAAGCACCATGAGTATCTTCACTAAGGTCGCTATAAAGGATTTGCAGATACTTAGAAAGGTAGTAAGAACTCAACATATGAAACATTACCCAGCATCCCATGTGAACGACCAAGAAGCAGATAGAATAATTGATTCTCTTTCTGACAATGCAAGAGAGAAACTAATTAAACTGGCGGTAGATTATGGGATCACTAAATTATAAACCTGATGGGGCAACCCTTAAAAATTTTTTAAAAGATAATAACTTTCTTAGAGGACTTCGTGGACCAGTAGGTAGTGGTAAATCTGTTGCTTGTTGTATTGAAGTTATCAGAAGAGCATTACTTCAAAAGCCATCTGAAGATGGTAAAAGAAAATCAAGATGGGCTGTTATAAGAAATACTAACCCACAATTAAAAACAACAACAATTAAAACTTGGCTTGATTGGTTTCCTGAAGAAGAATGGGGAAGATTTGGCTGGAGTGTTCCATATACTCACAATATTAAAAAAGGAGATATTGAACTTGAAGTTATTTTTTTAGCACTTGATAGACCTGAAGATGTCAAAAAATTATTATCTTTAGAACTTACTGGTGTTTGGATTAATGAAGCAAGAGAAATACCTAAGTCTATTGTTGATGCTTGTTCAATGAGGGTAGGAAGATATCCATCTATGAGAGATGGTGGACCAAGTTGGTATGGTGTAATAGCAGATACTAACCCACCTGATACAGATCATTGGTGGTCTATTATGGCAGGAGAAACAATCATTCCTGATTACATAACTAAACAAGAAGCTAAGATGTTAGTTAAACCTGATAACTGGTCTTTCTATAATCAACCCCCTGCTATGTTAGAAATTAAAAATAAAGAAAATGAAATAGAGGGATATGAAAATAATAAACTTATGGAGAACCAAAAGAACTTAACTCCAAATTATTATCGTAATATTATACGAGGTAAAACTAAATCATGGATTGATGTTTATGTTTTAAATAAATTAGGACAAGTAGAAGATGGAAAACCTGTATATGAATCTTATAATGAAGAAGTACATTTAGCAAAAGGAGATTTAGCTATTGCTAAAGGTGTTCCTATTTTTTGTGGAATTGATTTTGGATTAACACCAGCTTGTGTATTTGCACAACGAATAAGAAATAGATGGGTAGTCTTTGATGAATTAGTTGCAGAAGATATGGGTATTGTAAAATTTTCTGATTTAATGAAACAAGTTATGGCACAATACTTGCCAAGAGAATTTGTAATTTTTGGCGATCCAGCAGGGGATCATAGAGTACAAACAGATGAAAGTACACCCTTTCAAATCATGCGTGGTAAAGGAATATATGCAAGACCAGCACCATCAAATGATGTAACTCTTAGATTAGAATCAGTATCATCTGTATTAAATAGAATGGTAGATGGAGAGTCAGGTATTATTATAGATAACAAATGTAACAATTTAATTAAAGGTTTTGCTGGTGGATATCACTATAGACGACTCCAAGTATCAGGAGAAAGATATGATGAAAAGCCAAATAAGAATAGATTTTCTCATGTACACGACGCTTTGCAATATTTATTATTAGGAGCAGGAGAGGGAAGAGCATTGACTATTGGTAACAAATCTAATAAACCTGTAGTTGCGAAAAGGAATTTTAATGTATTTGATGTCAAACCAAAATCAGTTTACGAAAGGAGAAGATAGTTATGTGTGCAGGTCCATTTAAACCATCTCCTCCGCCACCACCACCGCCTCCAGTAGAAGAGGAAAGTGTAAAGCAACAAAGAGCGAGAATGCGTAAGCAACAAGAAGCAGAAAGAACTGCTAATAAGCAAAAAGCATTTGAAGATAGAGTTGCCGCTTACTCAGGTAGAAGAGGTAGAAGATCACTTCTTTCAGGTAGAAGAGGCGGAGCAGGTTATGAAATCTCATCTGGTCTAATGTCTAAAGATACTTTAGGAGCATAGATGGTAGTAGATGTTAAACCACAAAGAATAGAAAATTATTCTGAGAGTGGTGTTAAAAGATTAATAACTCGTTATAACAATGCTAAGGCAGTCAAAGATATGTGGCTACCTACTTTTGAAGAATGCTATGAATTTGCTTTACCACAAAGGGAAAGTTTTTTAGT